CGTTCTTTGTATTCTTTTACAATCCAACCACTCTTATAAGCAGAGGGTTTAGAGTATTTTTTGTCTGCTTCTTGCTTGACCTTGTTATATAATGCTTTATTCGTAGGTTCGCTCATCTTATTATAACTATATATTATAAGATGATAATTGATATGTTAATATGGTTTCTTAAATATTGGACGGCAGAGGGTCTTTGGTATTATTTTAAAATAACTATTTAATCGTGCTTGATGTAATGCTTTGATGCCGTATCTACACTTGTTCCCATTTCCTTTGCGTCCTCTTTTAATTCTTTTGCTTGTTCTCCATATTTACTGGTTAAATAAATATTTCGCAAGAGAGATGAACCCACCTTTTTACCGAATATTTTATTTAATGCTCTCGTCATTTCAGTAGAGGAGGTCATCTCCTTACCGTCGTAGGTCATTAGAAAATGAACGGGTTGTCCTTTCTTTATTTCTTTGGCGTTGGGATGGAACTTTAAATATACCTTGATGAGTTTTTGGAGTTCATCGGGAATATCTAATACTTGCTGTTTATAAGTCTTTTGGGTCTTGAAATTATTGAATACCCATTTCATTCCTTTCGTATCTAAATAATTATATTCTTTTTCGTCAGGGACACCTTTTACAATCAACATATCTGTATAATCTTTGTTCCTACGGGGTGATTGTAGGCAATATAGTCCAAGAATAACAGCGTCCAAGAGTTCCTTGTATTCTGCCTCACTCAATTTACGCTTACCTTGTATCTTGGGGACAATCTCCATCAGGTTCTCGCACTTGGTCGCAACCTCGTCTTGGGACATCCAGTTCTCCTCTTGTTTCTCTGTCTTGGTGTTGTTGGTTTTTAAATCTTTATTTACCTCAATTAACATCTCGTAATACTTGTTATACAGTTTCTTATATTTCGCTTCTGGACGGTCTTTCAAGGAGGATACAATCGCAATTATATAAGTTCTTTTAGTGTTGGGTTTTAGATTTTCCAATTTTCCCATTATTTCAGGTTTTCCTAAAAAGTTTAGATTTTTAATCTCTTTTCCATTATTCAATTTTGTAAGATTGAATGTATATAGTTTCCGTGATGACGCTGAAATATCAGGTTTAAACTCAAAGGGGTCAAAGTGTTTTACGCTCATTATAGATTATATATAGATTATTATTCTCGGCAAAAACCCCTAAATATATCTTCTTTTGGATTAGAGTGTTGAATGTAGATTACATCAAAATTATCGTTGTAATGGATTATTACTTTCTCGCCTTCATCATTTAGTCCTATAATGTTTATAAACTTACAATCTTCTTTATCGCACATTTTTATATATAATATATTAAGATTATTTTATCTACCTATAATATAAATGAGTGGTTCTTATTATCAGTTAAATCAAAAATACAACCAATTATTAGCACTAATCGCCGCAGGTGGCGGTGGTGGTGGTGGTTCTGTATCTAACCCGATGACGAGTGATTTAAACGGTGGAGGATACGATATTGTTAATGTAGATGCGGTGAATGCTATTAGTTTTGCTGGAACAACGATGACCGCTAATAGAGTGTCCGCCGCCGACCTCTTGACGGCAACTAATTTTAACGAAACAGACGCTCCCTATTATAATAATTTAGGAGCAATTACAAATACAGGGACAGGAAAGTATCAAATAGCACAAGTCCCAGTCGCCGCCGATGCTGAATGTTCTACTCTTTGCGTCCTTCGGGCATTAGATAGTGGATTGAAACACCAAGTCTTTTTTAGTATAATGGCGTATGAGGATAAAGCAACTATCGTCGTGTTAAATAATGTTGCCGAAAGTGATACACCAGTATTCGGGCAGATTACTTACGGTGAGGATATTGCTGGTGGCGGGGTGAATACGCTGTCCTTTACTTGTTTCACTCCAAGTGCTACTTGCGAGTTCGCTGTATTCCAAAATCAAGGACAAAATGGAGGTGCTGGTTCTTACGGTTCTACTTTCCAATTCGCCTCTGGTGCTGTTCCAGCAGACCATCTTTTAGTGTATCAAAATGCCGAACTCACCCTTAATACCGTCCAGACAACAGGAAATATGAGAGTAGAGGGCGGGTTATATGCTCTTGATACAGATACAAAATCCTTACAGGCAAACGAAATAGCAACCCTTACATTCCCCGATATTGCTTTTCTTAATAATGTTGATTTTCAAACCACCAATTCAGTCAAGAATGCTTTTGCCGTTCAAACCGATAGTCTTGGTGCTACAACGGTGGGTGGTGCGATTAATACCACGAGTGATGTTAATTTTAATAATAATACGCTCTTTAATGCTCTTGATGATTTCGTTTATTTCGGCGACAATATTGACCTACAAGGTGCGTCTTTATATAATGTAAATACTCTGGTGGGTGCTGGTGGTGGAGCAAGTGATATTAATGTAAATTGTCCTTTCCTACAACTTGGAGGTAATAATATTGAGGGTGTTAATTCTATTGCGGTAGATACTATCTTTGAGAGTTCTGCGGGTAATGGTGTTATACTCGGTAATGAGATTAAGATGGGAAATAATAAAATATCATCTCTCGGTGTCCCTACTGCGAATGCTGACGCTGCGACGAAATTATATGTAGATACTGTTGCTGGTAGTTCAGGCGTTCAAAACCCGATGGTTGCTACGCTTGATGGTGGAGGACAGAATATTAATAATGTTAATTCTTTTGCCGCCAATACAATTGCTAATGACCCCGCTGGAAACCTTCTTTCTAACGGTTTTTTCGCTCACGGTGGAGTGTCCGCTACTACTTTCGGTGTAGGAGGAACAGAGATTACCTTTGCTCCATCTGCCTCTTTAAAAATTAAGAACTTTGGACTTTCCAACACTTATTTTGATTACGACCAAGCAACCCAGACTTTAACAACTGAAAATGGAGCAAGACAAGAACTCGCTGGTGGTGCTTTAATGGAGGTAAAAGCAGGTGCGAGTATTTCTGTTGCTACGGGTGGTATTATTGATGCCTCTGTTGGTGGTGCTATTTTATTAAATCAAACTGCCGCTCCTCCCACTTCTGGTTTAGGTGAATTAAACATCCTTGATATTCAGGGTGCGGGTCGTGATGGTGTATTACAGGCAAATACTCTTATCGGTGGAGGTGTTATTCCAAGTGCTTTTGGTTGCTCTACTACGGTAAATAAAAGACTTGATGCGACCGTTTTACCTTTTACCTTTGGTGGGACGGGTTGGGATAGTTCCAACGATGGTGATTTAATCCGTTTCAACGATAGTGATAGTTTAATTTTCAAAGAGGGATTACCCGCTGGTATAAATAACCACGACAACAACCCTATTGTCTTTGAGGGTTGGATTGTAGGAATTGGTGCGAATAATGGTTCTAATCTTGGCGGTTGGATATGCTCTGGTGGAGCGTCTATTGAGGTGATTTCCTCCTCTGCTGGTGCTTTCCCCATTCCAGTTATTTTAGGTCAAGCAGGACAAGCATTTAATAGTGAAAATAGAATAATTCCCCAAGCAGGTTGGATTAGAGCAGATAATCCCCAATTGGGAGGTCAGCAACTCGCTTTAAGACTGAATATTCCAGCGGGAGATACGATTGATATTCAAGATGTCGCTAATGCTGGGGTCAATCTTAATTGTGTAATTTTACAACAAATCCCTATTGTTTAATTTAGTGTAGGGATGTAGGGTGTAGGGTGCTTGAAACATTTATATTTAAGATGGTTGGGTTGGTGATATAAATATAATCTAATTAAAATAGACCCTACACTATACACCCTACACTAATTAATAATCTCGGTTTTTTCATTATAAAATAATGTATGTATATATTATAATGAGTTCAGCAAATAGTTTAGGCGAAGCAGATTACCCAATTCCCATCGGCGTAATGACCTTTTGGTGTGGCGATACAAATGGGGTCGTTCAACCTCCTAATGGATGGTTAATATGTGATGGAAGCGAACAATTAGTCGCAGATTATCCACTACTTTACAATATTCTTGGAGATGAGTTCGGGACACCAAGCGACGCAGACCATTTCCTATTACCCTCTACAATCGGCGGAACAGCAACCCAAAGCGACGGTAAATTACCCCTTTATAAAGGAACAAATACAGGGACGGTAGATGCTGGTGCTGCTGGAACAGCAAATCTTTCTTTTACATTAGCAGAGGCAAATATGCCCTCTCTACCAACTTACGATGGAACAACAGGAATACAGGCAACAAATACCGTATGGACGAGTTCCGTTAATTCTGCCCGTAATGTGGCGGATAATGATACATCAGGCGGTTCATCAAATACATCCACCACTACCCGCCAATATGTCCCCTATAACACCCCAGTAGCAGGTATTAAAGGCATCACCCCTACGCAGACCAACCCCAATATGCTTACCAGACAAACAGGAGCAACAGCATATACAGGAACAATCAACCTTGATGGAGAAGTTCCAAAGAGATATGAAATGCCTATAATCATTAAGGCAGGATACGCTTTTTAATCTGGAACATTTAGCACTATTTTTATATGTATATATATTATAAGATGTCGCAATTAAACCCGTTTAAAAATGCCGCAAGTCCCGACCAGATTTACTTTGATATTACGGTAAGCAACTTACAAAGCACTACGACTGAACCTCCCGTATTTTACTTTAACGAGCAAAGAAGCAGTCCTTTCGTAATGAACCCAGAAGACTATTACCTTTCTATCTTACGCTTTACGGTTGAAACTGGAACACTCCCAGTATTTATCCCAAGTATCCAACCCGACCAAGCGGACAGAGATTTAACAATTTATTCTTGTAGTCTTGAATGGACTGACCCAGCAACCTCAACAGTCTATTCATCAGGCGAAACCTTTTTAAGATATTACCCGCAAGACAAGTCTGCTGTTCTACCACCCGCACCAAACGCAACAACAAACGGAATACAGAACAATCTAACAGGTTATTATAATATATATAACTATTCAGTCCTACCTTTACTGGTAAATGCCGCCCTACAAGTAGCATACGCCGCCCTAAACACCGCTGTTGTCGCCGCAGGTCTTACTCTACCAAGTGATTTCGCACCAGTAATGACTTGGGACAGTAGTAGCGATAGTGCCGTCCTCTATTTTGATGTAGCAGGTTATAGCACTTATTTCCCAGCATCTACCTATCCAGTTCCACCAGCAGGATACAGTCCAATCCAGTTGTATTTTAATGCTCCTCTTTACGGACTTTTCCCATCCTTTCCTACGGAATATTTAGGGTATAAAACCTCTCTTAACGGAAAGAACTTCCGCTTTGACCCCGTTAATTTTGGCGGTATTGATAATGGAACAATTACTCCTTTCCCAGTTCCTACTGCTCCAATTCCTTCAACTTGGACTTCGGTTCAGGTTTATCAGGAATATAGCACGATTGCTAATTTCTCTCCCATCGTAGGTTTAGTATTTACATCCAATACCCTACCCATTCAACCAAATCAAGTATCAACACCCGTAGTTTATAATAACGCCCAAGAGTTAGTTTTAGGAGGTAATAATAGTGATTTCGCTAATGTGATTACAGATTTAGTGAGTGATACAGGACAATATAAACCCAATCTTGTTTATAATCCTACAAGTGAATATCGCCTCATTACTCTTTACGGCAATAGACCATTAAGCAATATTGATATTCAAGTATTTTGGAGAGATAAGTTCGGCAAATTAAATCCTTTTAGATTGGCGAGTGGCGAGGCAATTACAATTAAAGTAGCATTCTTGAAAAAGGGGAAATACAATAGAAAAGCGGATACGAACGATAGAGTTTAGATTTAGGAGAAACCAATTTATTACAATTTTATAATATTTATTTTCGTAGTATATATTATAAAGATGAGCGACTTTAAAACTGTTTTAGTTAGAGATAGTGTGATTGGCGACATTACCAGCGACCTTGATTTCGCCGTCAAGTCTGGTGCTTCCCAAACCACTTTTCAAAGATTTCCAGCGACCTCCGCATCCAATTCCTCCCTAATCTACTCAATTCAAGTCCCAAGTGAAAATGTAGTTATAGGTAGAGATTTACTTATCACTTCTGGTATAAGTTTTACCCTTACTGCCGCAAATGTCCCATCAGGAACATTAGCATTTAACTATGGTTCAACCGACGCTCTCCAAGCATTCCCTCTTGCTTCCCTAATGACGACCGCAACCGCCCAAATTAACAATACCGCCGTATCTGTTAATCTTCAAGATATTCTCCCTTCTCTTTTGAGAATGAATAACTCCCGTGAGTTATACCGTTTCAACTCCACCACTCCCAGTCTTCCCGACCAAGCATACGCCCGATATGCTGATGGTGTAGGAACAAATAACAATCCTCTTGCTGGATATGCTAATGCTTCTTACGATATAGACCAAGTGCCTCGTGGTTCTCATCCCATCTCTCTTAATGTAGTCCATACCCTCGCCGCTGGTGGAACTGATGATAGTTTAGTATCTACTGATGCTGGTGATACTTGGGTGATTGAGGTTTCCACCATCGTTGCTGAACCTCTTTTCCTTTCTCCCTTCATCTTCGGCGACCCAGAATATAATTTACAGGGTCTTTTAGGCATTAATAATATGACTTTCACTTTCAATATTGATGCTACTTGTAAGAGATTATTTAGCAGTTCTACTGGTTTCATCACCTCTATTGCTCTTGGAACTGCCGCCAACCCCAACGGTTTCACCTCTACAACTCAAATCGCAGGTGTAATGAACCAACCTTCCAACCCCGCTATGTTGTTAAAGTTCCTTTCAACTCAACCCAGCGACCTAATTGAAACCAAGAATGTTGTGCCTTATATGGACTTCCCCCGCTACTTGACCTCATCTGCTAATACCACCGCAGTTGCTCCCCAAGCGTCCGTTGCCCTTACCAGTTCCAATCTTCAAATCAATCAAATCCCCGACCTTTTCGTCATCTCTGTAAGAAAACCTATGAGTGCTATGACTATTGCTGATGCTAATGCCTTCTTTACTATTAATAATGTAAGCATCAATCTTAATAACCAGTCTGGTCTTCTTTCATCTGCTTCTGCTTACGACCTTTGGCGTATGTCTGTTAAGAATGGTTCAACCCAATCTTGGCGTGAGTTTAGCGGTGTTGCTGATGTTGCTGTTGGTGGTGTCGGGACTGGTGCTGTTGTAAATACAACTGGTTCTCTTCTTATTATCAACCCCGCTTACGATTTATCACTTCCCGATTATATTACTTGCGGTTCTCTTGGTAATTACAACTTCCAATTCCAAATGGGAGCAACCAATACCATCTCTGCCTCTGGTGGTGCTAATATCACCCCCGAAATCTGTTGTATCGCAGTCAATAGCGGTATTCTAACAACTCAACAGGGCGTAAGTGCTATTTATACTGGTATTATTACAAAGGAGATGTGCTTATCTGCTAAATCCA